AAGTATTGTTAATGATGTAGAAACTAAGTTGCAGAAACAAAAAGAAAACTTAGCAACAATGATTGACAACGCTGACACAAGGTTTGACCAAAGAAGAGATGCTCTTTATTCTGATACGGATAGAAAAATTAAAGAAGTAGAAGAAAGACTTAACACAAGACTACAAAGAGCGTTAGACAATCCACTAGCAAATTAAGGAGATAATATGGCTAAGAAGAAAAAAGGTAAAGGCAAAGGCGGTTACGGAAGAAAAGGTTACTAATGGGAGCTCCAGTAAAATCAGGAGACAATCCAAGAAGAGCAGCGTTTTTACAAAGAATGGGTGCAGCTAAAGGTCCTCAATATAAAAACGGTAAAAAAACACCGTTATTAAAATCTTTAAATGCTTGGGGAGCTTCTAGTAAAGCCGATGCAATAAAAAAAGGCAAGGCAATAAGTAAAAGAAATGCCGCTAAAAAGAAAAGGAAATAATATGGCACTTACTAAAAGACAAGCAAATGCAATGGCTAGACATAAAGAACACCATACAGCTAAACATATGAAAGAAATGAGAAAGCTAATGAATAGTGGTAAGACCTTTACAGAGTCACATAAGATAGCTATGAAAAGAGTGGGGCGTTGATTAATGGACGAAAAACTTAATCGTATGCAATTACAGCTAGACAAGCACACTTCTCAAATAGGAAAGCTGTTTAGTAAAATTGATGACACTAATAAATGTATAGCTAAAATAAACACTTCTTTGTTACAGATTAAATGGGGTGTCTATGGAGCTTTACTTTATTATTTTGTTACTGAAATAGGAATTGTAGAAGCAATGAGGTTAGCAGTATGATAGCATTTTTAACAAATGTAGCACCGATAGCACTAGGATTTGTTGCTAAGTTGTTTGCACTTAAAAGCCAAGCAGCAGCAGAAAACCAAAAGCTAATGATACAGAACTTGCAGGCACGTAATGATTCTATAAATCAAGCTAGAGATAGGGCAGATAAAGAAAGCCCAATGGCTGCTTTAAATAGAAGAGTAATTATATTTGTTATATTAGCACTTATTATTTTTACTCAAGTAGCACCTGTATTTTTTAATGTTCCTACAGTAATACCTAACACTATAGAAGGATTTAGTTTTTTTGGGATACAATTTACACCGGACATAGTAGAATACATAGAAATACAAGCCGGCTCAGTATTAAAAATGGATGAAATCTTTGGATGGGCTACTATGATTATTGAGTTCTACTTTGGAGCACAACTAGCAAAAGGAAAGTAAATGACTTATAGAGAAATTATTAACAGCGTTTTAAGAAGACTAAGAGAGGATACTATAGACTCTGATTGGTCAGGTAATTTATATGATTCTGTAACTATCTCAGATTATCAAAAGTTAATTGGGGAGTTGGTTAATGATTCTAAAAAGAATGTAGAGTCTTATCACGATTGGAACGCACTAAGAGAAACATTTAATATTAAAACTCAAGTAGGTAATATGCAGTATACACTAGGTGATGCTACTAAAGGTGCAGGTGTATCTTTTAAAGTATTAGATGTTATATGCCAAGATACTGGACAAGTATTAGAACAAGTACCTAATGATTGGATTAACGAGCAGGTGTTTCCTTTAAGCAACAATCAAAGTGGAAAGCCTACTTATTATGCTTTTAATGGCATATCCCAAGCAGGTACAGACAGAGAACCTGACTTTAATATTGATTTATTTCCAGTACCTGATTCTGTACAAACAATTTCAGTTAATATTGTAGGTGCTCAAAAAGAATTAAAAACAGCATCACAAGTATTAAGAGTTCCTTCACAGCCTGTAATTCTTGGGGCTTGGGCTAGAGCTATAGCTGAAAGAGGTGAAGACGGAGGAAGTATATCTAGTGCTGTTGCCGCAGAAGCTAGAGACTCTTTAAACATTGCAGTACAATTAGATGCTGGCAATATGGAATATGAAAGGGATTGGGTAGTAGTATAATATGGCACTAGAATCTAAACAAATTAATGCTGTACCTTTAGATACTATTGGTATTAATGGTATAGATACGCAGACAACACCAACTGCTCTAACACCTAATTGGTTTACTAAAGCAGATAATGTTGTTTATACAGAAGGTGGTAAAGTTACATTCCGTAAAGGATTAAAGCAAGGTACATTAACTGGCGGTGCTAAGATAGGTTCTATAACAGAGCATTATAATGGCACAACAAATAAGATATTTGCTGGTGTTGGCACTAATATGTATATTGTTGATTTGTCTGATAAAGATAATGCTTGGACAGGGTCTTTTGCCACAGGTGCAGCTTCTTCTGATTGGCAATTTACAAACTTTAATACTCATCTATATGCTGCTCAGTTTGATGAAGACCCCCTATACTATGATAATTCATCTTGGGCTAAATTAAAAGATGTTAGTGGTTATCAAGCACCTACAGGTGTAACTACATTTGACCCTAGCTGTATGTTAGGTTTTTATGGTAGAGTATGGGCTGGTGGCATTACTGAAGAAGATGATGTCTTATATTATTCTAAATTATTAGACGGTCATAAGTGGGGTTCTGATGGCGGTTTTATAGACTTAAAGTCTGTATGGGGTCAAGATACTATTGTAGCTATACATTCTTTTGCAGGTAAGTTAGTTATATTTGGTAAAGAAAATATTGCTATTTATAACAGTCCTGACATAATAGGAAACATAGCTTTAGACGAGGTTATTAGAGGAATAGGATGTGTATCTAGAGACTCTATACAATCTATTGGAGATGATTTATATTTCTTGTCTGATACTGGGGTTAGGTCTTTATTTAGAACCACTCAGTTAGATAAATTACCTCTAACAGAAAAATCTATAACAATTAAAGACGAGCTAATATCTAATATTAGTAGCAGTACAAATGTTAAATCAACGTTTATGCTGAATGAGGGTCTTTATATTTTATCTTTTGTAGATAAGAATGTTACATATGTTTTTGATACTACATATAAGACAGAGAAAGAGACTCCAAGAATAACTAAGTGGGACTTTGCAGACAGTAGAGAACCTGCTAGTATGGCGTATACAGAAACATATGGGCTTTTAGTAGGACAACAGGCAGGAAGAGTTGCTACTTATGAAGGTTATTATGATGTAGATTATAGTGGTTCTAGCACTTATACTTATAATAGCTATACAGTTTCTTTTTCTACGGTATGGATTGATTTAGGAGAAGGCGTACAATCATCTATTCTTAAAAGATTAGTTATGCTTGTATCAGGAGGTCAAGGAACAGATGTAGGTATTAGGTTGTATAAAGACTTTGAAATGACACCTAAAATATCACCAACATTTAAACTTAATCCTACACTAAGCGGAGAACCTTATTATTGGGGAGCTACATTTTCTAAGTATGGACCACTTACTGGACATACACATAATTCAGCGACACATCCAGCAGCTTCTAAGTATGCTCCAATACACGGATTTAAAGAGCGTTCTATACCATTAGCAGGTAGTGCTAAATACATAAGATTAGAGTGGGACGGAGTAACTAAAGGTTACAAAGCATCATTACAATCATTATCATTATTATTTAAACAAGGTAAAATATTATGAGTAATTATACAATAGCGGTAGGCTGGTCAGGAAAAGATGCCTTAGCTGACACAGACCCCGGAAAAGTTATCTCAGGTGCTGACTTTAATACTGAATTTACAGCAGTAAGAACAGCACTTAACTCTAAGGCAGATGCAAATGGTAGTTCATCAGAGAACTTTACTGTTAATGGCTTAACGGCTACTACAGGCACGATTGGTGGTGAGGAGATAGTTACCCTAGCTACACCACAAACGTTCACTAAAGCTCATCCTACGGCTTCTGAGACTATAACACTAGCATCAGCACAAACAGCTAACTTACTTAACTCTAATGTGTTTATAGTTAGTGTACAAGGTAATCACGCACTAAATGTCTCTAATATGACATCAGGTGTAGAGGCTTCTTTCTTAATTAAAAATACTGGTGCTTATGATATTGCATTTAGTAGTGACTTTTCATTTGTAGGTGGTAATAATCCTACAATAACATCAGGAAATGGCAAAGTAGATTTAATTAGATGTGTCTCAGACGGCACAAAAATGTATTGTAATATAGCACAAAACTTAACATAAGGAAAAAATATGGCTGGTTTCTTTAATACAAGTTGGGACTTAGGAAATATGTT